CTTTCCATATAGTTTTACTTTACGAAGCATAGCGATACCTACCTCCTGTACATTTTAACAACCATTCAGAATAAGGCTCTTTACAAGATAGTCTATCGGTTAAATGATGTAATACATCTCCATCTAAAAATATCGCTACATGATTTAAACCATTACCTAAAATAGACATAAACAATAAGTCACCATTCTCTAACTTTTCATCTCTTCGTAATTGTCTAAAACCAGTTCTCCAAGCACATCTTTCAAACATAGGATCTTTTAAAAATTCTTCTGGTGTCAAAGGTCGTTCCCAATCTCTAAGTTGAATACCTTTTTCTTCCTTATACCAATCTCTAACTAAACTCCAACAGTCAGTCACACCCCAAACCCATTGCCGACCTAATATTGGTGCTTTATATCCTGATGGTTCTAAATATCCCCACTGCTCTGTCTTGGGATTAACAATATACCACGGAAGTCCACTTTGCTCACAACTGATCTTATCTGCCTGACTTGGAATCGGAGGAGTAACAGGATGACTATGAACCACAGCCACAATCTCACCAGTATTATCTGCTTTAACATAATCTTCTGGATCTAAAATAAAACATTGATGGTCTGTTAATGCAAGGTTACGGCAAGGAAAGTACCTTTCTTTACCTTTTACATTCAGTAATAATCCAACAGCTTCTTTAGGATCCTGGTCTTTCGCATGAACCAATGCTTTATCTTTCCAAGACATTAATTAAACGTACCAATACTAGGAAACAGGCTGCGAGTTGCCTGACGGCCTGGAATCCTTATACCTGCAAGATCAGTTGGCGCAGCCAGTTCAAATTCCACCACCTCTCTATTCTCTGCTGATTTTCTATCTATTGAGTATATTTCTTGAGGAAATTCTGCGTTTGGATCTGCTGTTGCATTTGTATTGTCAGCAAAATTTACAGCATCTATAAATTTAGCAAGAGTTCTTATTCTTGTAACAGTAGCTCCAGTAAGATCATTACCCGCTGTAGTCTCGTTGACAGACAAAAGAATAGCAGAAATAATACCTGATCCTGGAATAACACCTATATTGCTTATAATCATTCGAGGTCGAGGTAGTTGTCCTTTCTGAAAAGCAAAACCTGATACCTGTATAGGAAATCTAAGGTATGAATCGCCATCCCAGACTATTTGACCATTAGCATTAAGGTTGCTACCAGCATGAAAACGAAAAATATCATTCGATCCATGTAATGATGTCGATAGCTGCAATGTAAATAGTTCAATAATTGCAGAAGGATTTATAGATTGTAGATTACTAAATACTGCTGAATTAACTGACATTAGGATGCAGGTTCAAATACTTCTCTGAATGTAGCTTGAATCGTAGCTCTATTATTATAAGGTATTGACTTATTCCAAGATTCGCAAACAAACTGTGATGAACTAGCTTCTCCTGGTGGTGTAAAAGTAAAGCTGGCACTGTCATTTGCTCTGGCATCTAAAAATGTTTCTATATTATCTGCATCTGACTCTGACACATCAAAAGTAAAATTAAAAATTTTAGGATTCTGATGTGCTGCTATTCCAAATAATATTCTGTGTTCATATCCGTCAGCAAAACGTACTGTCCTAGTATTTGGAGCGGATCTTTTTTGTTGACCGTATTTAGGAGCAATAGAAGGAAAAGTAGCCATTATGCAAGTAAACCTCCAGGTCTTTTCTGTTGTATTAATTCAGATTGTACTGCAACTGAGATAAGACGACCAAGTTCTCTACCACCTTGTTCA